GCCCAGAACAAGTTTGGAATAGCCTCACCATTCCCGTCAACAACTGCTTTCTCAGTTATCTCCAATGGCAACTCATCTCCAACAGCCACGTTCATTTGTGATGCTAATTCCGGCTTTATAGCAGTAAAACCAAATTTAACTTCACCTTGTGCACCAGCCTGCTCTCTCACTTCTACTTCTACTCCACCAATCATCTTGGTTGTAGTCTTCATTCCTGTTAGTGGTTCAGTGCTAGTCACGATACCTTTCTTTGTCTGTGTGAATTTGTAAAAATACATAATGCTTAAATGTTTAAATGTTGTCTACCACTTCTAGGGGGGTAGACTATCCCAGAACTTTACTGGGGAATGGTTTAGCTAGCACCTCCTAACAATGCCAAACACAAAACTTTAGCAGGACCGGGGGTATGTTATCACATTTAAAAATTGGGGGGATATAAAAAATTTACTATATTTGAAAAAATAAAAAAGAGGTAGTGAAGCTGTAACGAGCACACCACTGATAAAGGTGACTATACTGAAAAAAGGTTAACAGTAGGTATAGGTAAAATCAGGCTTAGTCAGTAACCTTGAAAGACCCGAAGCCTCTCTTTTATTTTATATAAAATTGAAACAAAAGAACTAAAAAATATAATAGAATAGAGGTTATGAAAACATTAGACCTGTACAGAATTTGGGAGATATTAAATTTTATATCGGAACAAGAACACATTTTAAATGATAAAGATATTTATCCTGATTTATTAGGAAATATGTCTTGTTATTATATTCAAGGTTTTGATTATTTTATAGAACATTATAGTTTTAGAATAGATAAAGATGAAATTTGTATTTTTAATGATGACCAAATACCATATGAAGACTATACTACTAATGATTTTTCATATATACCAAAACAAATTTTATCTTTTAATGATGAACAGTTAATGGGTTGGGTTAATGATGAAGTTGCAAAACATTTAATAAAGGAAGAAGAAAATAAAAAATTAGAAAAGAAAGATTTAGAAGATAAAATTAAACTTTTAACACAAAGATTAGAAAAACTATGAGAAGTACACAATTACATTATGAAACAGGTAAGGACTACGATATTATAGACGTGTGTAAGGATTACTCTCTTAACTTTAACAGAGGTAATATTTTAAAGTATGTAGCAAGAGCAGGTAAGAAGAATGACGAGTTACAGGACTTACGCAAAGCATTAGATTACTTACAAAGAGAAATAAATTATTTAGAGGATAAACAAAAGGAATATATAAAACAAACAATAGAAGTATTTGACAATATATAGTATAAAGTAACAATATGCTAAATATTTTGTATATTATATTTATAAAGGTCTAATAATATTACTATGAGTGAAGACGATTTTTGGGATAACTTAGATGGCATTGAAGATATAGATGTTTCTGACGAAATGCTTGAAAAAGCATATGATAACTCTTTTAGAATACTAACAGAAAAATTAAGTTTTGAAGAGCTACTTGCTGAAGACATAGAAAACAATGAAAGTTATACTGTTGTCATGCATGATATTGATGAAGGATTCAACAAAGAAACTATAGAGATTATGATAGACTGGTTTGCTGAATTTGAAGAATATGAAAAATGCGCTACACTACATAAAATGATAAAATAATAATATTCTTTTTTTGAATGCGTGGAATCGTAATACAAACGGTTAATATATAAAAATTAAAACGGTTTTATAAATAAACGGTTAAACTTTTTGCATTTAAACTTTTAATTATATATATTTGTTAAACATAAAAAAATTAACAAATATGTCAACACAAGAAAAACCAACAGAACTTTCCAAAGAAGAACTACAAAAGCGTAGAGAAGAAATCACTGCTTTTTACAAAGACAACATCAAACACTTAAAGGTTCAAAAAGAATATGAAGAACTATTAAGAGATGTAGAAAAAGCACGTGCTGAAAGATTACAATCTCAAATGTTTTTAGCTCAGGCTTATGCAGCAGGAGAAGAAGGAGAACAAGAAGATGAACCTGAACAACCATCAGAAGCTAGAGCTGATTTTGAAGCTGCTATGAATGCAGTCAATGAAACAAAAACAAGAACCCTTAAAAAACAAAAGTAATGGAGATGTTAAAAGAGGGCTCAAAAGGTCAAGACGTAAGTAAACTACAACAATTACTTGGTCTTAAAAAAGATGGTATTTTTGGACCGGCTACTAAAAAAGCAGTTATTAGATTTCAACTTGGGCGTAATTTAAGTGCAGATGGTATTGTAGGTAATGAAACATGGACGCTTTTAATTACAAACGGTCCTGAATTTGAAGCCATAGATGAAGATACTGATGTTGCAAAACAATACTTTACAACTTCATACAATCAAACAATTCATAAATATTTTTTACCTAAAGGAGAATACTTAGAAGGTCCTGTTACTAATGATTATGTTTTTATACATCATACAGCAGGGTGGAATAATCCCTACAAAACTATAGATAGTTGGGGTAGAGATAGCCGTGGAAAAGTTGCTACTGAATTTGTACTAGGAGGTCAGAATATCAAAAATAATGATGATGAGTATGATGGTGTAATGGTGCAAGCATTCCCAGAAGGTGGTCAAGGTTGGCATCTTGGTAAAACAGGATCTGGTTTTATGAACCGTCATTCTGTAGGTATTGAGATTAATAACTTTGGTTATATCAAAAATGGAAAGACATATGCAGGAACTACTGCACATGAAGATCAAATATGTAAATTAAAAGAACCTTTTAAAGGTTATATTGAATGGCACAATTATTCACCTGCACAAATAGAAGCGTTGGATTTATGGTTAAGATATATAGCTGATAGAGATAATATTGATATACGTATTGGATTAGTACAATGGATTAAAAAATATGGACCAACCAAAGCATTTGAATTTCAAGAGGATGCATACTATGGTAAAGTCAAAGGTCTTTTAACACATACAAATGTTAGAAGAGATAAATTTGATTGTTACCCACATCCTGACTTGATTGATATGNTATTAAATTTATAATATGGCAATAGTAAATAAAGTAGATCAAAAAGCTAAAGTTGATATTGATACGACAATCAAATATCAAATAGTAACCTACTGTTTTTTTAATAATATAAAAATAAGCAATGCTGATCTAGAATGTTTATCTGAATTAGCTAAAAAAGAAAAAGTAGAGCTTACTTTATTTTGTAATGACGTTACTGACATGGGCATTTTTAAAAGTGCTCAGTCAGCACGTAATGCAATTACAAAAGCAAGTAAAAAAAATCTTGTTATAAAAGATGGAAATAATAAAAAGAAAATATTTGTAAATAAAGATTTAAATATACAGATAAAAGGTCCTGTATTACTAGATTATAAAATATTAGGGATTGAAAGCTAAAAGTTATAAAAATTTTAAAAAAGATATTGCATTTAAAGTTGGAGTGCATCCTGACATGGTGGATGAACTTATTACTTTTTATTATGCTAAACTTAGGAAGAACCTTTCAAGTCTAACTTATCCTTCAATTACAGTAACAGGTCTTGGAACATTTAAAATTAGAAAAAAAGCTTTAAATAATTCTATAATTAAAAATAAAAGTATTTTAGGTAATATTGAAAAACAAACATACAAAGGGTATGAAAAGCATATTGCAGTATCTGAAAAACTTAAAGAGTTAGAAAAAATGCAAAGTATGATTGAGGAAGTAGAAAAAGATAAAGCAGATTTTAAACAGAAAAAAAATGAATTTAAAAAAACTACTAAACGCATTTAAAAATCTTGATCAGATAAAAGAAGGTGTCTTAAATACTATTTTTACAAAAAAGGAAGTAGAAATAATTGCAGAAGAAAGATTTAAAATTTGTTTAAATTGTGAACACCTTGATAATCAAGGAAGTAGCTGTTTAGCTCCCGGAACTCAACCTTGTTGTTCTGAATGTGGTTGTAGTTTGCAATTTAAAACAAGATCTTTATCATCAAATTGTCCTAAAGAAAAATGGGGTGCTTGGTTGACAGAAGAACAAGAAGAAAAACTAAATTTATAATTATGACAGTAACAGAAATAGTACAAGAGTTATTAGATAATAACATGATAACTGCAGAAGCAGCTATTGTTTTATTAAAAGCTGAATCAGAAGCTAAGGCCAATAAAAAATTTAATACAACACCTTTACAACCTTTTCAACCGATA